TTTTTACCGTCGACGCTCATAAAATATAAACGCGGCTCAGACAGCATGATAGTAATACCACTGATGTCAGCATAGTCTTCTCCGCCAGAGCCAATACCATACTTCTGCATTTTGCATTTTGCTTTGTTGCAGAAATCTTTTAACGGACAAATTGTGCATTGGTAGAAGTACCCCGCCTTCTTTTTCAATGATGTTTGCAGGGCAACAATCTCGGAAGCCGGTAGGGGCGGGTCACACAACGTACGGTTGTACTCCTCCATGTGATGCTCCCAATCATCAGGCCACTTCATTAAACAGTACACGCCAATGTTGAACATGCATATGTTTCTTGACTCAGTGATCGACCCCTCCGCTGCAATTAACTGCAAACAAATTGGTCCATCAGAAAAGAGCTGCTTTTCTCCAGCAAAATCAAGTTCTTGGATAGAGGCCAGAGACACTCGAGAGTTCTCCACTAAGTCTAAAAACTCTTCAACCTCGAGCGCATCCATGTCGGAACCGTACGCGTAGCGTGTAGGTAGTTCAGCGTTGAAATACGGAATGTTAATCCCATTGCCAATCTGATTTTCTTCCTGGTTAACGGTGTCCTGTGCAGGAAATAAGTCTCCCGAACCACTGTAACCTAACGCAGCCCGTAGCTCCTCTAAAAGATCACGAACAACGGCACATGACTCCCAGTCATTGAAGAACAAATATAGGTGCGCCCCACCCGATTTGGACCGGCAATGCACCAGAGGCATTTTAAGACGCTGTATATTCTTCTGAAGTATCGCGTGATCGAGACCGTAGTCATCAATATCGATGACACCAAATTTGCAGACATCTTTTTTAATTGGGACAATGCCGATCCCTTTGAGGCCATCGAGGTGATCTTGAAGTAAACCCTCTGTGACCTGACCGTGACGCGTACGATAGTCGGCCTCGGTCTTACCCTTTTTACCCTTGTCTCCAACAACAGTAACAAGATAACCCGCATCCGACCCCTCAAAAGCGTCGAGCATTCTTTTAGCTATTGTCATGTTAATCTCCCAAATAGACGAGGGGGCCGCATATTTTCCTGCAACGGAGCGGCCCCCTCTAGCTGCTTAAAACGGAATGTCGTCCATGGAGGTGGAACTAGCAGAGGAGTTTTGGGAGACCCCCTCTTCCGGTGCAGCTTTAGCTTCGCCTGCCGCAACACTGTCGCGGAACGCTTTAGCCTCAAGCAATAAATCACGGTCTTGGACAAGGCCCATAGGGTCGACCTTGTAGTTGGACCATGAACCTTGGTCATTGCTCTCTTCAACTGTAGACAATTTCCACATAGAAGCAAAGACAGGAGGTGTTATGAGCTTTCCCGTCTTCGGATGCTTGACCCGATTGGCAGCGATGGAGGTCTTCCACCGACGACTAACCTTTAACTGGGTCGACTTCATGTCGATGACTACAGGTTGATACATGCCATCAGGCAGCACAAGCATTGAGTAGTGCTGATCGGATTTTACCAACTCATTTCCAGTCGGCAAAATTTCTCTGGAACCCACACGCTCAGTGCGTTGCAACATCGGATCCGATGCTTGGATTTCTCCACGGAATCCGCCCCCTTGTTCACGAGGTGTAAACTCTAAATACTTCACTGTTTGGAAGCACGGGATTACAATAACACCCTCTTCACCGTCAAAGAATTGATTGGTGACTGTGTTGTACAAGTCCCCAGAGGAAGCACCCTCAATGTACTCAGCCTTCTTCTTGTTTAGCTGAGGTGACAGTGCCTGTAGTACACGCAAAAATGGAATTTGCATCTCGGAACTGTCGAACACGGCGCCTTCGCCGGCGAACTCCAAGATGTCGTCCATTACATCTGTGCTTAACTCTGCATTCTTTTTCTTTGCTACTGCGTTACCCATTATGATTTCCTCCGGATTTGAGCTGCGTTTGCGATAAATGCCCCGAACATGTCGAGATCGATTGGTTTACCCTCTGTCACACGTTCCTTCACAAACGCCTTCAGTGTAGATGGGTGCACGTGGGTCTTTGTTTTGGGGTTAAACCCTCGCTCGTGTAGAATCCCAACAACATCACCCGCAACGTTGTCTTCGCCTTTTCCAAACGAACACGTGACATCATTCTTAATAATGTCGTCCAACCCGTTCTCACGTAACCATGCGAACGCATCTTCTTTACGATCTTGTGGGATCGATGCATGGACCATCATCTTGCGTTCGACGGTCAAACCATCAACATCCAGACGCTCCACGCCCATCTCATCCATCAGTCCAGGAATAGTTTCCACCGACATGCGGTGTTTCTCGGACTTCAGTTGTTTGAGAACGTTCTCCGTTTTCTCGATTTGATTCTCGACCTCACGGAGACTTCGAACCAGCGTGCTAAGTTGCTTGCCAGTTCCACTGTCGATGTTAGCGAGTGCATCGCCTTCATCGAAAATGTCTTCGAATATATCTGTCATAAGTTTTTTCCTCTTCAGGGTTGATTTATGAACCACCGTGGTCCATGTATAAGACCATATAGGGAGAATGAGATGGATTGCAAGTACAATTTCAAAACTAAACCGTATAAACATCAACAGACCGCATTAGACATTGCGGGATCCAAACGCTCGTTTGGATTTTTTATGGAGATGGGAACGGGTAAGTCAAAGGTTTTGATAGACAATATGGGAATGTTGTATCAAGCCGGCGAGATTAACTTCGCGTTAATAATCGCACCAAAGGGTGTGTATCGCAATTGGGTGAGCAAAGAGTTGCCGCAACACATGCCTGATGATGTGCCGAATCGAGTTGTTCGATGGGTTAGCAGTGCTAGCAAGAAACAACAAAAAGAAATGGCGGAGGTTAAAAACCCATTCGACGGGTTAACTATTTTTGTCATGAACGTTGAAGCGTTCTCAACGTTGAAAGGTAAACAGGTAGGCCAGTGGTTTGGTCGTATGTTTGGTCGCCAAGGTATGATCGCTATTGATGAGAGCACAACCATCAAAAACAACAAGGCAAAGCGCAGCAAAAACCTTTGCGAAATTTCTGCCATGTTTAAATACAAACGTCTGTTGACCGGGTCGCCTATTACAAAAAGCCCTCTTGATATATATCAACAGGCCGAGTTCCTTGGTAAAGGCATCCTAGGTCATGACTCCTTCTATACTTTTCAGATGCGGTACGCCGTAATCATGAAACAGAAAATGGGAATGAAGGTTTTTAACCAAGTGATGGGGTACAAAAATATTGAAGAGCTCACAAAAAAGATCGACAGCTTTTCATATCGAGTGCTCAAGAAAGATTGTCTTGACCTACCGGAAAAGGTTTACACTGTGCGGCATGTCGAAATGACAGAAGACCAGACACAAATGTACGAGAATATCCGCAAGTATGCATTGCAGATGTTCGATGATGACGCCGGCGAATCGGCGATTGTTTCTACGCCGGCTGTTATCACACAGTTGTTGCGGTTGCAGCAAGTGCTGTCGGGACATCTGAAAGATGACGACGATGTGATGCACACGTTTAAAACTAAACGCATCGATGCATTAAAAGATATTTTGCATGAGCATGACGGCAAAGCAATCATCTGGTCTCGATTCCGGCACGACATCAAGATGATCACAGACATGCTGAACGATGAGTTTGGTGAGGGATGCGCCGCTTCTTATTTTGGGGACACTTCTGACGATGATAGAAACAACATCGTGAAAGATTTTCAAGACGGACAGAAGCTGCGGTACTTTGTGGGTAACCCCGCGACCGCCGGTTATGGTCTTACGTTGACGGAAGCAAATCTTGTGGTCTATTATGCTAACGACTTTAACCTCGAAACTCGGATGCAATCTGAGGATCGAGCCCACAGGATAGGACAGAAGAACCGAGTTACTTACGTTGATCTGATCACTGAAAACACAATCGACGAGAAGATTGTGAAGTCACTTCAGGCGAAGATCGAACTGGGTGCCAAGGTTCTTGGTGAGGAAGCAAGGCAGTGGCTGAGTATAAGCCCGAAATAACAAAGTTACTGGAAGAACGATGCACAGGTTACGCCTCAGAGCTGACCTGTGCGAAAGAGATATCCAAATTAACGGGATTGGATTTGGATGTAGCAAGAGCGTTTTCGAGGGGATGGTCACGGTTATCAAAACCCGAAGTGCGCGGATACAAAAAGGAGAATAAGAGATGATACCACCCGAAATGTTTATTGAAGGTCTTGATCGAAACGACAGGACCGTTTGGGTTCACGTCCCTGCGATTGATTACGTTATATGGCTCCAAGAAGATGAGTACGAGTTCTTCACCGGCAGTAAATCAATCGTAGTAAAATTGGACGACCCTAAAAAATCGTTGCCTTTTTTATTCGATTAGAACTAAACTGGGGGCATTACCTCCCAGACAAACTAAGGGCGCCCATTGGGCGCCCTCTTTTTATTTCTGTTCTTCTAGTTTCTCGAGTCGTTTTTTAAGGCGTTCAATCTCGAGTTCTTTCTTGCTCTTTTTGGGACGCCCTCCAGATTTGCCCTGTTGCTGTCGGGCAAGCCTGTTTCGCAAACCCTTGTTGGCATAAGAGCTTCCCAGTGATTGTGCCATGCGCTCGTTTTCTGCGATCGCCATTGCAGCCATCGCCTTGCCTAGTTTTTCTTCTAGTTCTGGTGACATGTTCTACTCCTCGTATACTTCAACTTCTTCGTCCTCGACCTCATCGTCAGTAAACCCAAAGGATGAGATGTTCAGACCCCAAAGGATTGTGCCGCGCCGATTCGAAGCCTTTGTCTTTATTCTAAGCTGACAAATCTCACCTAACCTGTGCATCGTTCGAAGAACGTCTCGTACCGTGACGTTTACGCCCTTAGTTTCCAACACCAGTTCGCACACCTCTCTCGAAGTGAAACACTCTTCTGGCATGCCTGAGAAAAGATGCTTCACACGTTCTTCGATAGAAACCTCGGGCTCCTCAACGACCTGCTCTTTAACATCGACAGGCTCTTCTTGATCCAAGTAACCAGTGGCTACAATAGACACCACACGCCATTCTGTGCGGCTGTTTTGTTGATGCAAATTTTTTACTACTAGGGCTTTAATCAGCAGCCCCTCCGAGAGCTCGTGTTTGTAAACAAGGCTCGGTGTGATGTAGCAACTGGTCAAATCTTCAACTGCTTGACCAAAACAAGCCACGACCCGTTCATCTCGGATGGTGATGTGGTTTACAATAAATGTTTTGTGCTCGATCATGTCTGATACATCAGAGAAGTTATTGTGTTTCATAGGTTTTTTCCGTTCTTTCTAAGTTGTGTTACGTATCGTGCGAGATTTTCTTTCGCGTACCATAGTCGTTGCCAACTATTGTTATTGGGTTGGTGAACTCTAACTTCGCTTTCGCATCTGTCTGCCTCCTGTCTTAAAAATCTTAGTATTGAAACTTCTTCATCGGTTAGGTCGGGATGATAGTAGTTTCGTTTATTCTGCATTGTTTGGATCTTTTAGATTGTCTTCGAAAACGCTGACCTCTTTGCTCTTACAGTTGGGGCATAAGCTATTTGTAATAGCCTCAATCGTTTCCAGGGACATGGGAAAGCGAGCAGCCACCCATTCAAATTCGCAATCCTCACAATACAGATCAAGGGTGCGATGCTTCTGGCCCTGCGGCCCCACGCCAATAAACTTTATCAATTCATCTTCCTCCTTTTTTCGGCGTTCATCGCTTCATAAGCCTCAACGCCTCGGTTCCATTCTTCTTCCCATTCTTCCTCTAAACCTGATTCCTCCATTACTTTATAAGCCAACTGCTCTAGCAACTCTTCGAAAGCAGAATAGACCTGCTCGAGAAGGTCGTGCTGAAACTCATAGGATTGCTGCTGTAGTTCTGGGCTCATGCCAAATCGAGTAACGCAATCTAAACGTGTGCCCTCGCCGTCTTCCGTGGCCGTAAATTTAGTTGATATCAATAGCACGTCTTTAAAGTCGTCCGTCATTTGCACACTCCTCGCAAATTGTGGCATCCTCGCCCATGATCAGCGTAACCCACTCCCCGCAACCGCACAAACGCTCGACCTCGCCGCCGCCGCCACAGGCCTCGCAAGTCTCCTCCTCGATGTCGATCTCGCCAATGTCACGGCTGAAACTCTGACGACGAGCAACCTCAACCTCAACGGTCCCCGTACCTTCGCACTCGGAACATGCTTCCATAACAGGCGTCTCCTGCAATCGAATGAATTCATCTTTAATACCCATCACCACTTCTCCCTAAACACATTGCGAAATACCTCGTCCAACATGTCTTCCATCTCATGATCAGTCGATGCAATCACTTCGACAACTTCCACCGCCTTCGCCAGCTTGGCTTCCAGTTCCTCAATGCGGCGTTGCCCTACCTCACGCATCTTCTGCATTCCTGCTCGGTATCCCTCATCATAATCACTCATCATCTCTCTCCAATTTTTTAGGTCTTAGTTTAGGTCTGACGCTGGTCAAAGGCGCCAGAGATTTGTCTGTGTAAAATACATGCGAGCCAATCGTACCGAGAACCTCTAGATCATGGCGCCAAACAGGGTGCACCTTGGTCGAATGGTAATACAAAGCCCCCGTGTTCAACGTGTCGCCGCCCATGGCCCCCCGTGCTACAGCCTCCGATCGAGCGTACAATGAAGGGTCCGTCTTATACTTCTTGCCAGCCTTGTAGAAACTAAACTGGCGAGATTGCTTAACAACTTCACAGGCAGACGAAGGCCAGCGAGGATCAGCAACCCTGTTCATAATAACCTCAGAGACAGCGCGTTGGCCTATGGTGCTCTCTCCTCGAGCCTCGAAGTAAACCGCCATCGCGATACAAGATAACGTACTTAACATTATTTCTCTCCTCTCATCCATTTCAGGTCTTTGAGTAATTCAGACTTTTCTTTGGTTAGTCTTTCTAGTTTTTGAGTTAATCTAGCGATTTCAGTTCGTTGGATAGATATTTTACTCTTTAAATTATTGACCAAGTTGTCTTCTTTTTGGCTCATGCGCTTTCTTTCATTACTCTGTGCAGCACTCCAATTGCCGCGTTCTTTGTTACGCCGAAGTGATTGCCGATCTGCTGAAACGTATACCCCTCGTCGCGCATCCATAGCGCCTCAAGGATTTGGTCGTCGGTCCACTTCCGACTGTGCTCTCTTTTGTATTGTCCTTTGTCTGCGTTGGGCATCATGCTTCCTCCGCTTCATGCACGATGTTCCAGTTTGACTCCTCGCCTTCTCTGTACGCACCCTCAAAGTTCATGCCCTCGTCCTGATAATCAGCCTCGACCTCAATGCCCATCGCATGAAGGCGATCCCACACAGGAACAGGCGGACCCCAAGCCGTCCAACAACGGAACGAGAACCACGCAACCTTCCGATCATCCGAATACTCAAGACCATCTTCGTCGATCTCAGCCTCGCAGACATCCCACTTCGTGCCCCAGTTCTCGCACCTCCACTCGTACCAGTCAGGCATCACCTGATCCGGCTGCGTCTCCTTGGCCCACAACTCAAACGGCATGGGCGCAATCGTGCTGCAAAACTCTGGCTCCGACTTCGACAGCGCCTTGTGTAGGTGATGGATCAAATGGCTCGGGCCCCGAAGGTACACACTCTGATAGCAATGGTTAGGCATTACACTTCCTCCACAGGTTGAATATAAGTTTCAGTGTCCAACGTGCTCTTGTTGCACATCTCATCGAACACCGAAGCAGGGGCCTCGTTGCTGATGTACTCTATCAACTCGTCACCCTCTAAATGTGCAGGAACCTCGTACTCAGGATACCACGTCTCTTGACGCATTACTTGGAACGTAACTATTTTTGTATTAGGCATCTGATTTCTCCTTCACGAAATAACCAATCAGGATTCCCTTAACCTGATCCTCAATCTGATTGTAAAACTCTTGCGCCTCGGCAGTGTAATGAACACTGCCGTCAGTGTGCGTCTTGTACGGGTAGTCACCCGTCCACCCATCATCAAACCATAACGCGGATATAATATCGGTGGCTTCTGTAATCAGGTTGTAAAACTCTTGTAGATTAGGCATCTGTTTTCTCCTGTTAGGTTTCATATGTCTTATATAGTATCATCAGGTATTAATTTCAACAATTAATTTGAGAAAAAACGAGTTGCTATATAGAGGATATGGGGGTGCATGTGTTTTTGTAAAAATAAAAAACAGAAATGGTGTCATCAGCGTCATCAGCGTCATCATCATAGGTGAAAGGTCATAATAATAAGGGGTCACCGGTCCTTGGTCCTTTGTCATCACAGTGTCATCATGATGACATCATATCTGAGTTGGACGAACCCAGATCAGTACCCCAAACAGAGAAATTGAAGTTTTGTAGTAGGGGTGGTAAATCCCCTATATGGACAACTCGTTTTAAAGAGTTCTATATTTGATTACCAACATTGGGAGTGACCGATGCCGAGCATAAAAGCTGATGTAGAAGACAAGCACGATCGAACACTGACTAATCGTCAGATGACTTTTTCCAGACACATCGTTGAAGGAATATATAGCAACGCTGAGTGTGCCAGAAAGGCTGGCTACTCATCAGACCTTGCCGCAAAGCAGGCCTCTGTTTTGCTAAACGGCAGAGACTACCCTCATGTCGTAGAGTATGTGAAACAGCTACGAGATGAGCGCGAGCGTAGGTATGGGGTCACTACGATTGGACAATTGGAACGACTGCATGAGTTGTCTAGGGGCGCCGAAGACGCGGGCCAGTTTTCTGCTGCAATCAACGCTGAAAAGATCAGGTCAGCCCTAGGTGGTTTGACGATTGATCGAAGAGAAAACATCAACAGTGTTGACCAACTTACACGCGATCAGATTGTTTCTCGCTTGGATGCTTTGAGGAAACAATACCCGCAGGCTTTTGATTTAGACATGAAGGATGTGACACCAAATGAGCAAGGGACCGGAGGCGAACTTTTGGAACTCGATAAGGCAGAACTTACCGAAAAAGTGGTTCGTGACGAGGATTGAGAACAAGCACGGCGGAGGTGTACCTGACGTGCACGTTGTTGCGGATGGTGTTCCTTTTTGGCTAGAGCTCAAAGTCTGTAAAAGTAATGCAGTAAAACTGTCCCCGCATCAAATTGCGTGGAATATGGCCTATTACTCTCGAGGTGGCGCAAATTTCTTCTTAGTAAAGTCGGCCTCTACCAAGGATGTATATTTGTTTGGCGGGGATCAGGGTCCACGATTATTGGAAAAAGGCCTGTCTGGTGCAGACGGTGAGCGGTTCGAGAACGTGCGGTCCGCGCTTGAAGCCCTGCGGCCCCACGCGGCGTCCATTCTTGGTGTCAGCGCCGGCGCCCGTTGGCCTTGAGGCGAGCCCTGCGGCCCCACGCGCCGGTTTCCCGTCCGAGGAACGAGGACCAACAAACACCTTGTGCCGAAGGCACTCAATTTTTCTTTAGAAATCTTGTCGCCGACTAGGCGACTCCATGTATGATAGTAGTTGAAGGAGGGACCGAAGCCCCTCCTGTGGTGTTAGTGTTCGACGATTGCGATGGACTTGGCGTTATATGTGTTCCCGTTGCAGAGTTTGCAGGCGGTGCATTGTACTCGACGGCCTGCCTCTTTGGATGCGGGGCATAGGACCTCGCGTGTTGGATCGACCTTGAGTATGTCTGCTACGACCCTGAAGGTGCGATGACCAGCTTCCCAGTGTGTTAGAGCTTCCTCGTATGAGTCCGCTGACTGCATTGCGATGTCTGGTCTCCAACCGAACTGATGGCTATAACCTGTGTGGTTGTCCGCGTCACTGAGTAGCTCGTCCCAAACGTAGTCGGGTACGGCAGCTCCATCTCCGTATGTGCCGATGCGAATGAATCGCCCAGCGCCAAGTGATCTTCGTGCATCTGGACTGTCGGCCATTGGGTATACGCCGCGCTCGAATGCTTTGAAGACGATCAGGACACCCTGCCCGAGGTTGACGTAACAGCGTCGGCCCTTGGCGATCTTGCGCTTGGGGTCATCTGTTGGGGTGCCGCGCATGATGCAGCTGCCGCAGATGGTTGAGTCTCGGCCTGTCTTGCTGGCTTCGAGAGGATTCTCCGTGGTCAGGATGTACGTCTGCACGACGGCTCCTGTCTTGGTGTTGCGGTTAGAGTATGTGGCGATAACCACAAT